AGTAGTAACACTTTTACTTGTTAATGTTCCTTTTTGAACTAAATCACCTGCAGCCGCAAATGCTTTATTGACAGCAGCAGTCACTTTTGCAGATAGTGACATTAATTAGCCCTCCACCATGTATTACTACTCATTCCTCTACTAAGAAGAGGTCTTAATGGTTTTAGGATAATTGATGGAGTAATAGAAGTTCTAGAAACATCACCATTACTGTCAGATAAACTAATACTACCAACAGAAATGCTTTCAAATGTTTGAGTTTTTTGAGCAATTAAATCTTCATTTTGTAATAAATGTAAAGCTTGCTCATATACTGCAATTTTAACTTGAGAAGGACACTCGTTTTCAGCAATCGTTATATCCTGACCCAATCTAGGATCATAGTAAGTTGCTTGTTTACGTGGCCATGCCAAAGCTTGAGAAGAGCTAACAGCAATGCCAATCCATGCACGATTGTCAATTAACTGTGTAGCAGTAACTAATGCTTGTTCTTTCAAAGCGTCTGCTGCAGAAGTATATTCATCTGCATCAATACGAGTTGTAAAGTAAGTGTCAGCTTCAGTTGTAGTTACGTAGCTATTTGTATTAAGAACTAAAGCCATTAGCTCCTCCTAAATCTTATGAATGGAAGACAGGCAAGATGCCTAAGTTTAATGCGTTCATTTTACGAGACCAAGAAGCTGCTGCTCCTAAAGTTGTATTAGTTGCGAAAGCATTAGATGCACCTGACCAATCATATCCCATAGGATGCATGATAAAGCCATAACGATACCAAATATTTGTAGAACCACCACCTGTGTATGAAGCTGCATTACGATCGACTTCTACAGGAGTAGGAACCATTACATTAGCTGCTGCTACTGATTGTGGTTTAATTACAAAAGAACATTTAGTTGATTGTGCGTTTACGTCACCTGTTTCAGTTGTTGCACGTTGACTTGCGCGAGTCATTATAAGACGGAATTTACCACCAAAAATAGTGTTAAAGTTCATATTACCATCTTCAATTACTGTTTCGTCAACTAAGTTAGCTGCACGCATTTCTGCCATAATTTCAGGAGAAGTTACAAGATACATAAAATCTGGTTCATGATCTTTGTATGCCATTCCTATTGCTTGGAATAGACGTTCACCTCTTGCTGCACCTGTAGCGGTTGCATCAAAAAGCTTACGTTGATCACTTGTACCTGTCGCTGCTGAACCAAATTGACCTGCTGCGTTTATGTCAACAAAGAAACCTGTGTTAGCTGCATCTGCATCTGTATCGAAATCTACGATACCACCGTTTCCTGTTCCACCTGCATCACCTAGTCCTGTTTCAGAAGCTGCAACACCTTTTAGGCAAGCCATAAGAGCATTACCTTCGTCATCACCACGTACTTGAGCAAAGTCTCTAGCAATCTTAGCAAGACCATCTTGCTTTGAAATTACTTCTTGCAAATTAACTTGCTGCGCACCAAATGTACGTACTGATTTTACGTAGTTAGCAATATCTGTTGAGATATCTGTATATGTACCATCTGTTGCAGAAGACAATGAAGGAACATTGATATTTGCTGCAAGTGGTTTATAAAAGCGCATTTGACCTACAAATGATTCACCTGAATCTGTAATGTCGTCTCTTGCTCCAACAATATCTGTTGAATTTAATTTCTTTTCAGTTGTATATGCTTCATCTGCATAAGCAGAGATAGCAAGAGCTACATTCTGAAAATCGGTATTTGTAATAGCCATGATTTTAATTCCTTATAGATAACTATTATTATTTAATAATTGAATGATCCTAGTTGACCTTTAGCAGCCAACGCTAAAACTTCATCTGTAGACATCTGAGATAAAGACTTCTTTTCGTCAGTATTAGATGGAGCAGATGGAGTTGTTGTTCCAGCACCGCTATTGGCTTTAACACGGAACAAAAATGAATTATCTTCACTTTTAGAGTAAGATTCAACAAATTCTTGAATTGTTGTACCTGATTTATGAACCCACGAACCAGCTTCATTTTGAACAAGTTGCTCAACAATATCACGCTGCGCCATTTGACGACTGCGCTCATTACGAAAGTCTAAGGTTGCAAGTTGAGAATTTACTACATTATCACGATTAAGTTTTGTATTTTCTTCTTCAAATACTTTTAACTTAGCTTGTGATTCTGCAAGTTTCATTTCAAGAGCTTCAGTAAGTTTGCCTTCTTCTTCAAGTCGTTTAATTTCAGCTTGTTTTTGGGCTTGCTCAATTTCAGCAGCTTTTTTTAAAGCTTCATCGCGCTCTTTAACCATGCGATCCATATTAGACTTCATTTTTGCTAGTCTATCATTAACCGCTTGTTCAATCGGATCATTGTCTTGTTCTTCTGTCGAAGATGCCTCTTGAACAGGTTCTTGTTCAACTGTTTCAGTTTCAGTTGTTTCAGTTACTACTTCTTCAGTTTTATTTTCTTCTTCACTCATAATTTTTCCTTTCAAGCACAGCTTGAGTTTTATTTCAATGTGTTACAAACACGGTTAAAAGTCCTATAGGCTATTACAAATAACTATGGACCAATGCCATACCATTCTTTATTCCCAGATAAAGGTTCTAGTATGTCTCTTCTTGTAATCTTATTTTTAGGATCTAAAAGACCTAATCGTTTAGCTTCAGCTAAAAGTTCATTATAAGATTTTCTTGAAAGACCTTGTCTACGCATTTCACGTAAAGTCTTTCTTATAGTATCACCTTCAAGAGCATCTGCATAGATGGTTCTTAAAGCATTTTTCGCACGTTTTGCTTCACTAATATTAGTAAAAAAAGCATCGTGGATAGTAGCAGATTCAACGCTGTTTTTTCTTGCCCATAAATGGAACTGTCGTACGATAGCAGCGTCATTGCTGTGATTTCCATTCACACCTAATCCAATTCTTGCATCATTAATAGAACCCTTACCTAAAAGTTTTCCATCTTCTGCTGCATCCTCATAAATATTTTTAATTCGTCTGCCTGTTATTGGATCTATGAATTCTATACGCTCTTGTATCTTAGGACGATACCTTTGCGTCATTACTTTACCGTCAAATGTTACCCATGGTATATCTACCTTTTTAGTATCATTAACGTAAGTTACAGAAGCTTTTTTCCAAAAATTAATAAAGTTATCAGTTATTGGCGCTCTCTGTGACATATTTTTACTCATAATTCTAGAGATTTCTGAAAAGTCTTTTGGACCAACAATTCCTCGTCTAGAATTAGTTAATTTTACTACAAAACTACCAACGTCAGGATGAATGTCTTGAGCTTCTTTTAATAATGTTCTACCTACAGGTTGACTTTTATTTATTAATTCAACTAATTCATCTTTAAAAGAAGTCAACTCACTTACTACTCCTGTAGCACCCTGTCTTTGAGCTATTTTAATTTTTCCATCAACAATTCTTAATGTTGCGTTTAAATTTTCTTTTGTAACAGTTACAAAACCCATTTCATCTAAAACTTTAGAAAATTTATTAGCTACGTTAGCTGCTTTAGTTGCAGATCCAGCTCCATAAAATGAAACCATGTTTTGAGCTTTAGCCGCGTTAGCAAGATCTTCCCAAGTAATAGAAGCGTCTCTTAAAGCAGGTATTTTAAGAAATTCTGGATCATTAACAGTATCCATAGCAACTAAATCATATAATCTATTTTTCTGAGTTGTAGCTAAAACATTACTAGCTTCAGATATAGCACGATCACCAGTTGATAATCCAATAATTTGAGCACCAGAAGAACTAGCATCATTTTCAATCATTAATTTTGTCTTATAACTTGTTAAAGGTAATCCTGATCTTTTATGTTTTTCAATTCTAGCATACTCTAAAGCCATTCTTGCCATTTTTGGAACTTCTGAACCTTCTAAAGGTCTTATTAGAGGATGCTCTAAAAACTCTCTAAGTCTTCTATCTCTTTGAGTTTTAGATAACATTAATTCACCTAAATTAATAATTTGTTGCTTATTACGATTAAATATTTCTCGTCTACCTACTTGAGTTAAAGCTTCAGTTCCAGGTCCAATCATTGCACCAATTTGAATTTCTAATTCATCTAAAGCTTCTTCAGTCATATTTATTGCTCTGCCAGAGTTTAAAAATGGTCTTACAACTTCACCACCTGTAGGTGTTAAGTAACCTCTGTGATAAACTCGTCCTCTTGAGTCAATAAAAGCTAATGTTCTAAAATTTTTATTACGTTGTCTATGATATTTAACAGTAGACATTAGCCCATAACCTTGTTCGCCTCTATTTAAAATTTCATGTCGAAATTCATTAATAGAATCATAATATTTAGTACGTCCTCTTGGATCTCTAAATCTAACAAGATCATCCATAAAAGTAGAAAAATCTTGATCAACTCCATACTCAACATCCATAACATGATTTAACATTTTAGCCATGTCTCGGTCTATTTGTTTTTCATCATAATCAGGAAATTTATCTCTAGAAACTAAAGGAAGTCCAGTATCATTACCTCTTGCATCTACATAAGTTTTTTTATTTGCTTTAACATATAAACGATCTCTTGCAGAAGTTATTCCTAAACGTCTAGAAATAGTAACTCTACGTTCAGCTTCTTGAAGTCTTAAAAGATTTTTATCTATAATTAATACTTCTCTAGAAATAGTATCACCCCAACCACCTGAAGCTCTTCCTGTTTCTAAATCAATAACACCTCTTCGAGTTTTTCCTCTAAAATTAACTCTAATTAATCCTTGATCTTTCATAAATTCAAGTATTTTAGAACCTTCTTGATGATATTGTTTTAAAGTATGTTTTGTAAAAGGAATTATATTTTCAAAGTCTTTAGAAAATTGTTTTCCAATATTAATAGCTAAAGTATCATAATCAGTTGATTGTCCTGAAGACACTAGTTTTGTTATTTTAGTTAAACTATCTAAAGCTTTATCGTTAACAAAAACACTAGTTGGTTTTTTAGATGCAATTAAAAATTCAAAATCTAAAATTCGTCTAATGCCTTCTCGTCCTCTTGCTGCTGTTCTAGTTATCCAAGCATCAGTTGGTTCTTTTCCTTTATTAGCTAATTTATAAGCTCTATAAGCTACATCAAAAGATTTATTTTTTCTTAAATTTTTTATCATCTTTTCTTTAGTAGGATATTTTTCTACAAATTTTTGATAATAAACTCTCATAGGCGCTCTGCCTCTAAAAAACATTTTAGTAGCAAGCTTTTTACCTTCTGTTCTTCTCCAAGCATCAATAAATCTTTGATCAGCTAATTGAGTATTTTGTATATCATCAAAATTATAATATTTACCCATAATTTGAACTTGAGGTTTATCTTGAGAAAGATAACTAACAAACATTTGAGATCTTTGTTTAGATCTAGTATCTAATAGTCTTGAAACGTTTTGAACAGCAAATCTATTTTCAGCCCTTATTACAGAAGTAAAATCAGTCCAAGGTTTTTTATCTTTTGCATAACGTTCAAAAACAACTCTTAAATTTTCAACAGCAACCGTTTGTTGATTTACAGAAATTTTATCATCTAGTCCTACTACAAAGGATTCAATAAATTGTTTTTCATCTGATTTTAATAATTTAGAATTACGCATAAAATCTAATCGTTCTTGAAAAAGATTAAAATCAGGATCATACAAATTAGTATTTTTTATTTCACCAGTTAAAGGATCTGCACTAAAATTTCTTTCATCAAATACATTTCCAACTCTACGTCTTGAAGCTTGTTTACCAACTAAGCTAGTTCCTTTAAAATCAGTAAGTGATAAACTTTGATTAAAATCATCTGAATCAACTAAAAATAATTGTCTTAAATCATCTTTATGTTTTGGACTTCTAAGCAAACTACTTGGTCTACTAGCATCTAGACGAATACCAACTTCCCTAACTTTTTGTTTAGGGCGATAAATAGCAGTAGCATTTGCAGCTTTATTTCTTAAAGCTTGTATACTTAATGCTTTACCTTTTGGACTAATAAATTGTTCAGCTTTTAATTTACCTTGTCTAAAAAGATTTACAGAATCTTCTGATCCTAATAATTTCTTTTGAATTTCCATTGGTTGTCTTTTTAACCAAACTCCAAAAGATTCTTTTTTAGGTGGTAATCCATTTAATCTTTCATCTTTAACTTTTTTAAGATTTGTTTTCTTAATATTTTTTTCTTTAAGCAAATCAGCTTTTGCTTTTAAAACAGGAGTTAAAGAAGAACGGCAATTCCAGTGTAAAGGAGGAACAAATCTTTTATCATCTACATCATAAATTTTACCATTATGATGAGAACAAATAGGGCTTGTTCTTGAATCAAGAATTGCAGTAAACATAAAGCCTTTTATTAATTCTTTATTATCATTAGCTACTTTTCTTAGTGCAGCTGTTTGAGTAGAAGTAATTGCAGTTCTAGTTAATGTTTTAGCTTGATGTTCTGTAATTTTAGTTGTTTTTAAAACATCAGCAATTATTTCATTAGGAGATTTATTATTTGCTAATCCAGTTTTAACTTTAGTTTGGATTCTTATTAATTCGCCTGATGAAATATTTTTAATATTTTGAGTTAAACTTTTAGAACCTTTCATTGTTGGTCCTGTTATTTCTGCAATTAATTCTTTTGTTTTTGGCTTTTTAACTTTGTAAAAACTTCTTACTTCTTTATATAAATTATCGCTATGAAAATCAAGTTGAGAAGTAGAGAATTCTTTTATTGAGTTTTTCTTATGAGAAAGTAATTCTGTTCCAAAACGACTAACTTCTTTAGAAAGATCAGATCTTATATTTTTTCTTAAAAGATCTCGAACATTTTTTCTATGTCTTTTAATTATTCGTCTATTTTGAAGTTGCACACTTTCTTCATATAATCTAACATCGGTCATATGATCTACTATACGATCATAAATTTTATCGTTGATATTCATCTAGTACTCCATTGAGTAGTTAGAGTTATTCTTCTATTTGTACCCCATCATCAGCTTGTTGATTTGCTTGTGATAAAGGGTCTGTTTGTATTTCTTCTATTGCTTCTTCGTCACTATAATCAGCAGGTAAAAAGTCATTATACTTAGCAATGTTAATCCAAGTAGAACGGCTAATAATACCCATTTGATACCAATCAGAAACTAAACGCATTGCACCTTCACCGCCAACCATAGGGGCAAAATCACTTGACATTTGAAATTCAATATCTTCTGCAGTATACATAGTATTATATTTCCAGTTAAGCATAAAAGCTATAACTTCTCTCATAGTACCTGATACTTTAGCGTTAAGTGTTCCTAATTGTGCTGTTTGAGAAGCATTACGAATTTCTAATGCTACCCCTGAAGCTGCTTGTTCAGGAGACAACATTCTAATGCCCATTTTAGCCATTTCGTCAACTGTAGCTGTAATTGCTTTTTCCATATCAGATAAAGCAGCAGTTGGAGTTTCTAAAACAGTTATTGATTCGTCTTTTCTTACTCGTAACCAAGAACCAAGTCCTGAATTAACAACATCTTCAAATTCTTCATCTGTCATATCAGACTGAACAATTGGTGTATAAGTCGCTGCACCATACAATAAATGATTTCTTCTAGACACTTTATTATATAAAGCAATTTCTCTATCAATTAAAGGCAACAATACAGGTTCAACTGGTTCTAAATGACCGTTAATTGGCCAAGCAGGTATTTTAGAAAGCCTCTCTCCAAACATTGTTGGATAAAGTGTATTAGTTTTCTTAAACCCTATTTCAGTAAGTCTTTCTTCGTATTCTTGTGTTACATCACCGTTAAGTACTTTTATTTCATTATTAGTATCAGCATGTTCATAATAATCTAATACTAATCTACCTTGTTCATCTAAATAATGATCACAAACAGTATCAATATAATTAGGATGCCAAGGATTATCTGCCGTATAGCGTCTAACTAAATAACGCGTAACTATTCGAGATAAGGTTTTTTGTCTTGTAACAGGATGTGTATCTGTATGTATATTAATTACATTTTCAGCTTCAATAACAACAGGATAAGGTTTAATATTCATCTTTTCTTCTGGTGTCATTGCATCAAATTGTTGTTCAGTTATTTCTGGATAGTCAACATAAATCCATGCTCTAGAAGTTTGAAGTTCTTCCCAAAGAGCATTATCTAAAAAATTAAATAAAGAACGACCATCGAGAGTAAAATTATTTTTAATCCAATCATAAGCATCTTCAGGTAACTCTTCGGGTAATTTTAAATGAGAGTCTTTTCTTAGGAGCGCACTAATAAGTACTTTACAATATTGTGCAGTCAATCCTGGAAGTTCAGCCTCTGCTTTATAAAAATCATATTGACGTTGTGTCATACTAGGTGAAAATGGAAGAAGTAAATTTGAATAATCATGTTCTAAATATTCATCATGTGCTTTAACATTTTCTTGACCCTGTAAAACAGCTCTAGATTTCTTCCACAAAGGTTTTAAAGATTGATAACTATCACTAGGATCTGCTACCGACTTTTTAATAGCCTTTGTAGGTTTTGTTAGTTGAACCATTATTTATTTCTCCTAGCTTTCTTTTTATATCCACTAGCATAAATGGCTTTTGCTTGTTTATTGGCTTCTTTTTTGGTTTTATAAACTTTTCCAGTTTTACCCCATTTATAGCCACCTTTAACTTTTTTTACTGGCATTACCATTTTACCTTATTAGCCCAATATGCGGCACTCATTTTACCTTTGGCTATATTACTAGCGTGTCTAGCTTTCCAACCTAATCTACGGGCTTTGTAGCTTGCAGATTCACCTTCTTTTTTAGGAGAACCACTAACACCTTGAGAACCAAAACGGATAGTTTTTATTTTATCACCTTCTTTAGCCACAACAATATGCGACTTAGTAGGATGACTAGGAGTACGCTTAGGCTTATTAAAACCACTAACTCCAGCCCTCTCTAGGCGAGGATCTTTTTTCTTAGCCATAGTTAACTCCTTTAAAATTAATTGAGGGGGAATTAACCCCCTCTATAAGAGACTAACAGACAATAATCTGTCCCTTTAATTAACCTTTATTCTTAAACGTCAGGTATTTATTCCTTTCCACGTATAACTCGAATCATACGAAGGAAGCCTCCCCAAATTTCTTGTGGAGACGGTAATAACCACCCTAACACTAATAGTAATAATATCCAAGGATCAATTTCATTTATTGTAATTGAATCGACTTTTTCTGTATTAACTTTATTTTCGTCATTTGACTGTTTTACGTCTCCTGATATAGCTTCTACTCTCAAGGTTTGATCCGTAGATTTACTAGAACCTATTGTTTGATTATTAGTTTTACCTAATTGAGTATTAGCAGCTACATTAGTTCCGCTACCTCCTCCGAAGCTTGGAATCCAAGACAAAGGAGAGCAACTTGCAAGTAATAAACTACCTGCTATCAGGAGTACCTTTATAGCTTTCTTCATGTGTCACCTTACTAGATGTTACGGTTGTTTTAGATTCTTTACCCATCCAAATACCGAAACAACCTGTTAATGCGCCCATACAAACTGAAACTAGTCCAGACTGAGCTACTGAAGGATCTTCAAGCCCCATAAACCAATGAACAGCTTGATAAGTTAATATCGTTACTGCTAACATCATTAATCTTGGTAGTACTTTCCAATCATCTAAAACTGTTGCTGCCATAGTGCCTCACATAAGTTCAAAATGTGGTCCATCAATAAAAGGGCGTCTTCCTTGACTACGTCTAAGGTCTATATATGACATCATTGCATCTTCCGATGTACCTGAATAAGAACGAATATCTCCTTCACTCCAAGCTGCACCCCATTTAATTGCTACACCTAATTCTTTAGCTGCTTCTTTCATAGCGTCACAAAGATCATCGTAAACATTAAGTTCCCAACAACCTTTTCCATCTACATACGCCATAAGATCAACAGCACGACCTTCAAGATGTTTTGACTTCATTGTTTGTGATTTCCCTGCTGCTACAAGCTTTTCTTGTTCTTCAACAGTTCTAAGTCCGTAAATAACTCCAAAGTCAATTTTAGTCAATTCAATAGCTCGTTTAACAACAGCTACGAGACTTGCATCAACGCCCTCTAGTTTTTCTAGAGAGCGCTTTCCTAATTTAAAACCCATAATTACTCCTTTGATGGTTCTTTGCTTCCACAAACACGTTCATAAACCATATCATCTGTGTAAGCCTCAGACCATTTATTTTCTGTAAATGTGCAAAATGTCCAAAGATCTCCGACATCTGCATCTAATAAATTAATCATTTCTTCTTGTGCAATAGTCTTTTCTTGTAAGTGTTGTATATCATGAACTAAGCCTGATATATACCACACTAAAGCTACTAATTGCACAGCCATAGCAAAAACTAATGCTACAGGTACTTTTAAATCACTCATATAACTTCCTAACTAGGCGCAATTGGCCATGTAATATTATCTAAATCAGAAATACTTGAAGGAAAATCACGAAGAGCAGTTCTATAAGATTGCCACTCCGTTTTCTTTTCGTCAGAAAGAGGACAATTAGGTAAATCTGTCCAGTCACAATTTAATAAAAGTCTATTTCTTTCTATTCTGATTTGTTCTAATTTTTCTTCATTAATTTCATCTTGAGTTTCAACTATACAAACTCCATCAACAACTTTAGTATAATTTACAGAGTTATTGTCTTCAGGAGCTTCAATCATTGAATATTGATTATTTGATGAAATTTGATTATTTGAATTTACTAAATTATTTGCTTCTTCTTCAGAATCAAATTTAGAAACAATAAAATTTTCATTAGTTAAATAAACAAAATAAGTCATGATACAACCGCCATTGCAAAAGCACTACCAATTACTTGAAATCTTCTTGCACCTGAATGATCTACAGACACCGAAAAACTTGTAGTATTTAATCCTAATTGAAATCCCCTTATATAATTAAGAGGCGCTCTAGCAAAAACGTTACCAAAATTTTGTGTAGTGCCTGATACAGTTGCTGACCAAGAGCCTTGAAATGGATTATTATTACTTGAACCATTTGGATAAACTATTCCTGAAAATCCAGCAATTACAGAAGAGCCTCCTTGTAATCCTGATATATTTACAGTAGCAGTGTTCCCTGTTATTTGACTTGCACCTGTATAAGTATAATTAACATCGCTGTATTGAATTTTACCAACACCAGCACCTATAAATCTAGCTGCATTAATTACACCTGCATTAATTTGGCTTGCATTAATAGTACCTGCATAAACATAATTAGCAGCAATACTATCTGCTGTTAAAGCTACTGGTTGCCAAAAACTTCCAGTCCAATAATAATTTTTTTGTTGAGAAGTATTAAACCATATATCTCCTATTGCAGAAGCCGTTGGTTGACTTGATTGATAATAACTTTTAATTCTACCAAGTGCAGTAGTATTAGCTGAGTTAGCTGTACTTAATGCAGTAGAAGCATTTGAATTAGCTGTGCTTAAATCAGAAACAAGATTAGTAACTTTATTTTGAGCTAAGGTTGGTATCTGCCCTACACTTAGAGTACCTCTAATAGAAGCACTTCCAAATTCTGCATTGCCAGTATTTCTTTCAATGCTCCAACCTGAACTACCTGTAACATAATTGTCAGATTGAATATTAGTTGTAAATTGTGCTGCTCCACTAGGTGCAGTAAAATTAAGTGTTTGGTTTCCACTAGAGTCAATAATAATTACAAAAGTACTAGACCATTCTAAATTAACAGTATTAGTCATGTTTACTGTTGGTTGGTCTAAACTCCATCCTGAACTTAATCCAGTAAAAGTACCTGTCGAAGTATTAAAACTAGTTGCACTAGGAGTACTTGGAGTACTAGATGTTAAAGTTTGATAATAAACAGTTCCAGTAACAGTGCTATTACCGTCTGCACCTTCAGCACCAATAACTGCAGGTGTTGACCAAGAAGCTATGCTTGCGTTAGTTGTAGAAGATATTCCTGAAGCTTGTCCATTAGATTGATAAACAGGACCAACTCCAATAGGAACACTTGTAAACCAACCTGTAGGTGGTGTTAATGTATTAGTAGTAAAATTATAACTACCACCACTAGGCGTACTAGGTGCAGAACTAGATCTTATATAAATTGCTAACTGAGTAACCATTTCTGCTGTTCTTGGCAAAAAGTTTAATGTAATGCCACTAGAAGTTCTAACAGGTAATGTTGGTTGTTCATCAGGTTTATAATCAATTACTGCTACATAAGGATAA